GGCATGGTCCTGATGTCAGAAAGGCTTCGGGATAAAGGATTTAAGAAAGCTGCTAGCTACAAACCTTTCAAACCAATTGAACGCTGCGGTTTGGGCTGGGTCTTTCTTGAGTGCATCGAACACGGCACCCGATTGATCGAAAGCTACATCGGAACAGAACCCGGCGGCAGGAAGAAGCGCAGGGTTAGAGCAACGCCATTGTTCTGGGAATTTCTCACCAACTACAAGGAGATCGTTCGCTACCTAAGGCCAGTCAAGCTGCCCATGATGGTGCCACCCAAGCCATGGACCGGACACCATGTTGGCGGCTACCTGACAATCGAAACTCAGTTCACTCCTGTGCCATGGGAAGAGTTCAACAAGGTCATGGGTCAAGCCCTGCCTTGTGTCATGGAGTCAGCCAACATCTTGCAACGTCAATGCTTCTTGATTGATGTTGAGATGCGTCAGTTTCTTGAAGGTGTTTGGGAGTCAGGCCATGCCATAGGCAAGGTGCCAAGCAGGCACAGGTTGATTGCACCAAAGGATCAGGATTACAAGATCAGAGGTCTAGGCCCAAGTGCTTACTGGAAAGACCTGTGGAAGTTCAAGTCAGATGCCAGACAGAACAGCACCCGCAGCCAGGTGATCAGTGGCTTGAGATTAACCAAGCAATTCGACAAGACAGGCCATATCTATTTCGTCAACAAACAGGACCACCGTGGTCGCATCTACACCTATGGAGGACAGATCCACCCACAAGCAGGTGATCACTGGAGGGCAATGCTTCAGATGAAAGAGACGAGCCTGATGAAAGGGAACGAGGCTGCATTTGCTTGGTCCTTAGGTGAGGCCTATGGGGTTGAACCAAATGAGAAAGCTCGCATGGATTTTCTACATCAGGAGAGGGGCGGTCTGTATGCAGCAGGCAATGATCCATTAGGTCAACTTGAGTTCATTGACCGAGCAAAGGAGCCGTTCAGGTTTGCTCAGTTGTGCATGGACTGGGCCTGTTTCCAAGACAACCCTTGGTATAAGACCGGCACAATCCATTGGCTAGATCAAACCTGTTCAGGTTGGGGGCATGTTGCTTGCTTAACAGGTGACGGGCAGCTGGCTCAGTACACAAACGTGACGGGTTCAAAGCCAGCTGATCTTTATGTAGGGATTGGCCTGTTGGTTGATCGTTACATCGACTCTCAACTCAAGCTGGCAGAGGTTGTAGGCCGTAAACGTGAGTGCTTGGAGTGGTGGGCATCACACCCAATACCAAGAAGTATGCACAAGAAGATGTTCATGCCTGTGATTTATGGCCGCAGCTTCCTGTCTCTGACTCAAACAGTCAGGGAGTATTTGAGGGATGAGGTTGAAGATTTTCTGACTGACGAAGGGCTGAGAGTGGTGGACTTAGCGCAAGTCCTTGCCAGTGCCGCACATGAAACGATCAAGCGAGACTTCCCCCATGTAGGGAACCTTTCGCAGTGGCTGGGTTACATCGGTGAGCTTCAGATGAAACAAGGCATCAGACCTCATTGGATGACACCAAACCAGCTGTTGGTTCAGAGCTATAGCAACGTGACCGAGAAGGATTACATCGACCTGCGGATTGCCAATAGATCAGTGCGTGTTGAGCAGCGTGACCAAGACAAGAATAAGTTCAACGTTACAAGGACTAAACGAAAGATGGTTCCTGATTTTGTGCATTCAATGGATGCAGCGTTCTTGCAGAGGTTTGTTTGTCATTGGCATGAGACCTATGGATACCCTCTTTCGACAGTTCATGACTGCTTTGGGACCACGCTGGACCATGCCGTGACGCTTAGGAGGGAGCTAAATGATCAATGGTCTCGCTTCTATTCTGTTGACCATCTGGGGTGGCACAAACACGCCGCAGAGCTATCGCTAAGGCGTGAAGTACCTGATCCCCCAGTTGTAGGAACGCTGGACAGGAACAGGATGGGCGAAAACCCCTACCTGTTTTGCTAGATGGTTGACACCGCTCAACTTTCTTTATAAGCTAACGGTGTTGGTTCAACCAACGGTCAATCTATTCATTCTCATGGCGCAATTCAAAACAGCAATAGGTCGCGTTGCCTGGAGCAACCTCGTTGAAGCTCGCACTTCTGACTACGGCAAGACCGAGTGGACCTTGGGTCTAGTTATCGACGAAGACGGCACTAATCAAATGCTGACTCGCATGGACGAAGAGCTTGATGGCTACCGCCAAAAGAATCCTCTTCACGCAAAGTTCCCTCCCCTTGCATCGCTAAAGAACGGCATCAAGCCGAGCGAAATCAAGGACGAAGATGGCAACAAGACTCCTGACGAAGGCAACTTCCTCGCTGTCTTTAAGCGTCAGACCACATGGAAGAGCAAGCAGGGAGATATAAACAAGCAGACTCCTCCTCGCATTTACGATTCAGTTGGTCGCATCCTTACTGATCCCATTGATGTCCCTCGCGGAAGCCGGGGCCTTGCTGTCTATGAGCACGGCATCTACAACAACCCAGGGAATAAGGGCATCAGCCTCAGGTTGGTTGGCTTTCAGATTGCAGAGCTAGCCGAAGGCAACGACGTAAAACTTGAAGCCATTGATGGCGGCACGTTTGTTGTCGAACCCCAAGAAGAAGCATTGATCTGATGCTTGAACGGTTCAACCGCTGGAACCGCCAGCGCAAGAACAAAGAGCATCGTTCGGGTTTGGAAGACAAGGTTGAAGATGCCCTGCGTGAGCAGGGTTTCTCTCCTGAATACGAAAAGGAATCCTTCCCTTACACCCTTCACCGCAAGTACAAGCCCGACTTCAAAATCGGCGACGTCCACATAGAGGTGAAGGGCTGGTGGCAAAGCTCTGATCGAGCCAAGTTCCTTTCGGTTGTCATCAACAATCCAGACCTCAAGATCTTTGTTGCACTTCAAAAGCCACACCAGACACTCAACAAAAAGAGCAAGACCACCTATGCCCAATGGGCAACCAAGAACGGGATTGCCTGGTGTCCCATTCCTATTCCCAAGGAGTTCCTAGAGAAATGGCTGGCAGGGCAAAGACCCACCTTCCATGCCCCCGAGACGACTGCGAAAGCACGGACGGGGCGTGGCAATACGAAGACGGAAGCATCTACTGCTTCGTCTGTGAAAGGAGATCGGATTCAAATGGAGATCCCTGGAGGCAAATGAGTAAACACACAACAGTTGCTGACTTGTTGAACGTGCCACGCACGGATGAAGTCACCAAGCAAGTGGCTTTGCTGCCTGGCAACCCACTCGACAGCTTGCGAAAGATCGCAGCTAAAACCTTTCGCTTGTACGACTACGTTGCTGGAAAGTTCAAGGGATCTGATGCACAGATCGCTAATTACAGAGACAGCAACGGACTGACCACCGCTCAACACATCCGATACGGCAATAAGCAATTCGGTTGGGTTGGTCGTGACAAGGCGACCAAGATTCAACTCTTCGGTCAGCACCTAGGCAGCGAAGGAACTCTCGTTTTATGTGAGGGAGAACTCGATGCGATGTCTGTCTATCAAGTCGTCAGCAAGAACAGAGCAAGCCAAAAGTTTGTCTGCGCTTCTATTCCTGATGGCGCTCAGTCAGCACATAAGGCCTGCCAAGACCAACTGTCTTGGATCCTCGGGTTCCGACGTGTTGTTATTTTCATGGACAACGATGAACCAGGCAAAAAAGCAGCAACCAAACTTGCCGAATTGGTTGGGCCTACAGCCTGCATTGCTTCTGGCTTTGCTTACAAGGACGCGAACGAAGCGTTAGTTGCTGACGATGAAGCCGCCATCCTTGGCGCTATCAACAACGCAAGTAAGCATCGGCCTGACTCAATCGTTCATGCCCCTGATCTACTGGATCAGGTGTTGAATCCTGTTGATCGGATGGGTCTGCCATTCCCTTGGAGTGGTTGGAATAACTACACGGAGGGGATGAAACCAGGGCAATTGATCATGGTGTCCGGTGGCACGGGGATCGGGAAGAGTTTGTTCACTCGATCCATTGCCTTGCACTTGGCTAAAGCTGGAGTCAGGGTTGCCTATCTCGGTTACGAAGAAGACTGCGTCACCAGTCTTGAACGGATGTTGAGTGAAGAGCTTGGTTACAGCCCTGGCTTTCACCTTGACACCATTCAACAGAGACAGCGGCGTGATCCCAAGAAGATTAAAGAAGCTTTGGATGCTTTCGCCGACAACATTTTCTTGGCCGATAAATTCGGTTCAGAAGACTTCGATGACTTTGTTGCCAACGTCAAGCACTACGTCCTTGGCGAGGGCTGCAGGGTTGTTGTGCTCGACCACTTCTCTCTATTAGCTGATGGTATTTCACTCGCAACAGACCAGCGCAGGGCCATTGATCAGTGCATTAAGAACCTCAAAACGCTTTGCGTCGAGTTGCGATTCACCATGCTTGTCGTTGCCCATCTATCAAGAATCAGCGGCTTTGGAACAGCGGCTGAGTCCGGTGGTGAACCGGGGCTTGAGTCGCTTCGGGGTTCGCATTCGCTTGCGCAAATTCCTGACCATGTGGTCATGCTTCAACGCAACCCGAGCAGCGAAGACAAGATTGAGGCAAATACGACGAATTGCTGGCTGAAAAAGAATCGCGTTAAGGGAACCCTTGGCCTGATGTCAAAGCTGCACTACATGGACAGCTGCAGGTTTCACGAAATCAACAACTAGAGGACAACTAATGACTGAACACCCACTGACTGACGAAATCTGCGAAGAGATTTCATTGCGAGGCATTTCGATAACGATGCCCATTGAAAGAAATAACATGCGAGCCGCGACTGATTGGCAGTTGGAGCAGGTGATTGAGTGGATGAAAGCAAACCTAATGAATCATGACTCTCATGAAAGTTATGATTATCTCTACGATGATTTTTCAAATGCTTACATTAAAGAGGACGAACTTCTGAAAGACCTTCGAGAAGCAATGCGCCCAACAAACACACAGGAGGACAACTGATGACTGACCTAACACAAAAGATTAAGGACTTGGTTTTTAACGATGTTCAAATGTATGACGGCGATAGTCAACAGGCTCATCACGCACCATGGGGATCCATCACAGTTGTGGATCGAATGACCGGCTTTGGCTGGCGTGATGTTGAGACGGGATTTCGTGACCCCGATGAAGTTTTCTGGTTAGCCACTGGAAATTTTGACATCAGAGACTTTCCTGATTTATCTATCAGTGAAGCGATTGAATGGATCAAAGAAAACGCAAACACCTGCATCGCATCCCCCCTTGAATGACACGTTCAACCACCACCACGCAGGAGGACAACTGATGACTTACAAGCTTAAAGGTCCATTAAAAGATGACGCTATTTATTCGATCACTGGTGAAGCACTCAACTCGATGTATGAGGACGGGATGAAGAACCTAGAGCAAGCTGTTTGTGGCTACGAGCACAAGCTTCCTTTCTCATACGCCGAGGCCTATTGGTCTGGTTGGTGCTGTGCTGTTAATGGCGTCCGCGACATTGTTCGTGATATGGAGATCAAATGACTCTGATTCTTGACGCTGACATGCTGCTCTTCAGAGCATGTTCCTCAACTGAGGTTGAGGTTGAACTATCCGATGATGTCTGGACTAGGCACAGCGAACTGCCTGATGCCCGTCGTTATTACTGGGACACAGTTGATCGTTGGCTTGATGAGTACAAGCTTGAACGCGATCAAGTGATCCACTGCTTCACCGAACGATCAGCGTTTCGGCGTGAATTGGCACCCACCTACAAGCTCAACAGGAAAGGACCAAAGCCGATTGGCTTTAAGGCTCTGAAGAATGAGCTACTGCAGGATCAGGGCGCTTACATGTATCACCGCATTGAGGCAGATGATCTCATTGGAATTTTCGCAACAATGCTTAGTGATAAGCAAGTGATCATTGCATCAGGAGACAAAGACTTAAACCAAATACCAGGACATCACACCTGGATTGACAAAGAAGATTGGGGAGTAACCGATGAAGAAGCGGAAAGGTTCAGGTATCAACAAGCGATCAGCGGTGACACCACCGATGGGATCCCAGGTTGCAAGGGAGTTGGCACGACAGGTGCCGAAAGAATTGTTGAAAGCTTCGACCTCGCGGACCCCGTGGGATGTTGGGAAAAAGTTGTTTCAACATATCGATCAAAAGGGAAAGATCCTGCGCCAAGGGAGACTGCCTTATTACAGGCTCGACTGACTCGCGTCTTGCGACATGGTGAGTACAACTTCAAAACACATGAGGTGAAACTATGGAATCCCCCGACAGCTTGAAGCGCATTGTTGCACAAGGAATAAGTGATGAAGTGTTTGATGCACTTGATCGGCTATTCCCTGAGCACACACCTGACCTGACTGACTCTTTAGACAAGATCAGATATTCTTCAGGACAACGCTCTGTAATTCGCTTTCTTAAGGGGCTCAGGGCAGACAACTAAAACCTTTCAGCACAGGAGTGCCAATGAACTATGAAGACTGGGTACGCGAAGACGAACTAGCTCAAGAAAACAAAAGGCTTTACGAAGAGGGGAAAGCTACAAGAGTAATCACTGGCTATTCAACAAGGAAGGTTGGGCCAGACGGCAGCACAAGAGTCCCGATATATGCGTACATCCGAAACGAACCAGTCGCTTCTACCAGCAATACAACGACACCAGATCAAAGATCAACAGGTGAATACGATGACATCATCAACTCGCTGCAGATTGAACAGCAAGCTGCTAAAGAGCAAGCTGAACAACTGAGGCAGCGACAAGCAGAGCAGTATCAGGCTGACTTTTCTGCAATGTCAGCGACGTATCAACAACAGATTGATCAACTGAATACAGCTAACGCTGCAAACCTTGAGTCACTGAACCTTCAGTATGACCAGCAAACACAAGCGTTCAATGAGTTTCAAGATCTAGCAGCAAGTCAATTGGCTACGGCTGATGCCAACTACAAAAATCAGCTGAGGATGACTGAGAACCTTTACACAGCATTTGTCCCCGAACCTAACCCAAGCGCATTCACTGCTTCTGTTGGTGATCAGCGAACTGAAACCAGTCGCAAGACACAAAACAACAAGCTCTCTGATCTGTCTTCCCTCTCAATCATTAGTGGACTTGGCACCGCTAGTAATCCCCTTTCCGGCCTGCAACTTGCCTGATGAAAACAACAGCTCGCTCACGCTGGAACAACCTCCAGCTTCATCGCTCCCTTTATCTGCAGCGAGCTATTGATTGCTCTGCTCTGACTATTCCCGCTCTGATTCCACAGAGCGATATGAACTGGGGTTACACCCCAGAGAATTACAACAACCTCAAGTCTCTTCATCAAGGAGCTGGAGCCACTGGTGTCAGTGGGTTAAGCGCCAAGTTGTTGCTCGCCCTTTACCCACCAGCTCAACCCTTCTTTCGCTTGACGATTGATAAGGCAAAGCTTGATGAATACGTTGAACAGAATCAGGTTGACCCTGGAGAGATCCAGTCACAGCTAGACATTGCCTTGGCTTCAATTGAACGCCAGATGCTTCTCAAGCTGGATGACCTGAATACGAGGTCAGCACTTTTTGAAGCCGTCAAGCACTTGATCGTTGGTGGTAACGCTCTGCTCTACGTCGGGGAAGAAAGCGTTCGGATGTATAGCTTGCGCTCCTATGTTGTTGATCGGGATCCCC